GCGCTGCTTATAGCATACTATGGACGAGGAAGACCATGTTAAGAACAGTAAAAAATATTTTAAACTATAAAACCGCAATTCAAAAAGAATTTCATTGGGATGAAACTGGAACATTTGTAGTTGGCTCTAATGATATTTGGTTTAACGCAGATGAAATTATTTCAGTATTACATATTAGAAAAGCTCAAGAAAAAAATAGCGACGTCTCTTATGTATCTCAAGATATATATTACTCTTTGTATTTAATTGTTTTTAGCAACGGTAATAAAGAATATATCTGTGTACCGTCTGAGGAAGACTTTATTTGTAAGGTATGGCCAGAGGTAACGCGATGACCATCAAATACACAATGCCTAACGCAGAGTATCACAAGAGCGAGGCGCTCAGTGCGTCTGGTGCTAAGACGATAGCCATGAAGTCATTGGCTCATTTTAAATATGGCGAGGTTAAGCATAGTCCGGCCTTTGACTTAGGCACGGCAACTCACACACTTATTCTTGAGCCACATATGAAGAAGAGCGTTTGGTGTGGCCCTGCCGCACGTCGGGGTAAAGAGTGGACGCAGCTTAAAGAAGACGCGGACGCAGAAGGCGCAGTTCTTTTGACTGAGTCAGATTATGATCAGGCAAACAAAATGGCAGAAGCCGTACTAAGCAATGCGGCTGCCGCAGAATATTTATCCGGAGACTTAGTTGTTGAGGCCAGTATGTTTGCACATGATAGCATCTACAATGTTGACCTACGCGCAAGGCCGGACGGGTGGCGCAAAGACATTGCAGCAATAGTAGATCTCAAGACGACTGTCGATCCTAGCCCCGAGGGCTTTGCCCGTCAGGTGGCTAATTTTGGCTATCACATACAAGATCAATTTTACCGCAGGGTTATGACAATAAACGGTGTAGAGATAGACCGGTTTATATTTATTGCGGTAGGCAAGGAAGCTCCCTATCCAGTGGGAGTTTACGAACTCGATTGGCGCACGCTCGATGAGGGCAAGGCGGCAGTCAAGTACGCGCTAGAGCAATACGCTACAGCGCAAAAAAGTGGCATATGGGGTTACGGATATGGTGAGCTGCAAACTCTCCAGATACCGCCATATGCTTTTAAATTTGCGGCAAACTAGTCAAGGAGACAACTATGCCAATTACATTTGGAAGTGCGGAGAGTACCGCGACATCAAACTATATCAGATCAAACCTACCGCAGAATAAGTGGTGGGTGAAAACGGAAGGCGGCGACGAGCCGATTAATATGGAAACCGGCTTTGCGATTGACATTAAAAACGTGACCTTTGGATGGCTGCACATCGATGTTGGCGTGCGAGACTGGCAACCGTGGCCTAGCCCGTCGCAATCAACGCCTAAAGTTAGCGACAGCCATAAGCAAGGCTTCGAGGTCGATTGTTGGCTATCAGACGGCCGTGAGGCGTCAATGAGCGGCAATTCGTATGGCCTCGGTCAGTTTATTGCAAAATTTTATAATGAAGCTGAGAAGGCAAAAGAGTTTGCCGCAGGCAAGATACCGATTGTACAAGTCACGAGCTCGACGCCAATTGTTATTGGCAAAGGCACGTCCTACGACATAGGCTTTAACATCCGCAAGTGGATTGATAGGCCAGAAGCTACACCGGAGGAGGACACAGATGGTGGTACGCCACCGGTGGAGGCGGAGATTGCTCCAAAAGATCCGCCGAAATCTTCCAAAGAAACCGACACAGACTTCGGCTTCTAGGAAGACGCGGCGCCCTATGAGTCAGGTCTGGGGCGTCGCACATAACAGAGGTATAATAAATGAGCGAATCATATTTTGAAAAGGTGCGTGAGAGCGTTGTAGGCGACGTAGTACATGCGTTACGTGGAGGGCGTAACGAAGTGCTTAACAAGGCTGCTTTCACCATTGGCAGGCACGCGCATCTAGCGCCTGCGCTGCTCGACAAGGCCATCGTCGATTTACACGGCGCGGCAAAACAAATCGGATTAAACGAGCCAGAGATTAAGGCGACCATTGGGTCAGGCTTTAAACGTGGCGGCGAAAATCCAAAGCAATTAGAAAACTCAGACGCCGTGCCATATACGGCAAGCGACTTCGAGCGGTTAATCAGTAAGCTTGCAGCGTCTGATTTATTAGCGAGAGATGACGAGACGCGCATTGATAAGATGAACAAGGCGCGTCAGACTTGGGAGCGTAGCGTCCCGATCAACAGAGAAAATAAAGACGCCGTAAGACCTGCACTACTTTATCTCAATCATCGTGGCCTTAGAGCTAGTACAGCCTCGAACATAGCGCGGTTCAGCCCTAATGTGTACGACGGCCCTGCAATTGTCTTTCCGGCACTCAGTGAGGACGGTGAGGTCGAGGGCATACAAAGCGTATTGCTTACTCCGGAGGGCCGTAAGCGTGAGCACAATGGCATCAGTAAATATAGCCGAGGCGTAATAGCAGGCAATGTAATGAGCGTAGGATCGACTGGACCAATTATATTGACCGAAGGGCCAGAAGATGCATTAAGCGTGCGTCAGGCTGTCGGAGATGAGGCTACAGTCGTTTGCACGTTTGGTAAGGCCGGTATGTCTACTTACAACGTACCACGCGCCTCAGATGTCACGATATGCGCTGATCCAGATTTAAATGTTGATGCAGTAGCTGACGTATTACGCGGCGATGGATCGACTAGTGTGTACGTCGTGCGCTTCTCGCAGCTCGGGGTCGACAACGTCAAAGATGCTAACGACTACCTGCGTGAGGTAGGAGAAACCAAGTTGCGAGAAGCACTGGCAACTGCTAAGCCAGTAGAACAGGAAGTGCAAGAGGCATTAGAGGCCGAGAGGCAGTGGCCCACGCCCTTCACTTGGATCGACCCTGCGTTGATCCCTGCGCGGCGTTGGATCTATGGTAACCACTACATTAGATCCAACGTCAGCGTTTTAGCTTCCGCCGGAGGCGTTGGTAAGACGTCAATGCAAATCGTCGAGGCTTTAGCAATTGCTACCGGTAAACCTTTGCTCGGTGAGCAGGTACGTGAGCAGTGTAATGTCTGGGTTGTTAACCTCGAAGATCCATTGGAGGAGATGCAACGTAGACTAGTCGCAGCAATGCTGCACTTTAACATCGCTCCGGAAGATATTGAAGGTAGGCTATTTCTTGACGCAGGCCGTGATATGCAAATCATGTTTGCGAGCCAAGGTAGGGAAGGCATACAGGTGCACGATGATCTTGTTAACTACATGATTGAAAAAATTGAGCATCATAAAATTGGTGTCGCATTTATCGACCCATGGGTTGGCGCAAACCAGATCAACGAAAATGATAACGTGGCAATGAACGCAGCGGTGGCAGCCGTGCGGCGTGTCTGCGATGCGACTGACTGTAGTATCGGGTTGGTGCATCACATACGTAAGAGCAATGGCGACGAGGCTACTGTAGACAGTGTCAGGGGCGCAGGCTCATTAATCGGTGCAGCAAGAGCTGCGAGGGTCATTAACAAGATTAGTCAAGACGATGCGCTAAAGCTTGGTGTTAGCGAGCAAGAAAGTCTCGGCATATTTAGAGTTGACGACGGCAAGTCAAACCTAGCTCCGCCTGCGGCACATGCCGTGTACCGGCGTATGGTCGGTGTCGAGCTGCCCAATGGCGAATATGTAGGTGTAGCAACGTCGTTTGCCATGCCAGATCTATTTGATGGCATCGGACCGAAAGATGCTTTAGCTGTACAGCGTGCCGTAGGTGAGGCCGAGCAGGCAGATGAGCCGTATCGGTCAGATGTTAGAGCAAAAAACTGGATTGGCATAGCCGTTGCAAAAGTGCTTAGGCTAGACTTAGATAAGAAACATGAGAAAGCGAGAGCTCGGGCAATAGCTAAGAAGTGGCTTGAAACTGACGTGCTACGTCACTCGACGTGGCTCAGTAAGCGCGATGGGCGCGAGGTTCCGGTAGTTATTGTCGGCGATTGGATCAGCCGTGAGGAGGCAGGGCTGTGAGCGCATATAAACTTCCAGAGGGAAACGTACAAATTAGTTTAAGCGGAGGTAGAACTAGCGCATATATGTTGCATCAAATACTTGAGGCTAACGGAGATTTGCCAGATCGCTGTAAGGTTATCTTTGCGAATACTGGGCGTGAGATGCCTGAGACATTAGACTTTGTGCAAGAGTGCAGCGAGCGTTGGCGTGTGCATATCACATGGCTAGAATATACAAGAATTAATAATAGTCCTACATATAGAATAGTTACAAGAGATACAGCATCGATAAATGGAGAGCCATTTACTGAGTTATTACATTTTAAAAAGTTTATGCCGCAGCCAATGAAAAGATTTTGTACGACAGAACTTAAAATGCTGACAATAAAAAGATTTATTACCAAATATCAGAAATGGCAAAATTGGACACAAGCTGTTGGTATAAGGTTTGATGAGCGTCATAGATGCAAAGAAACAAGTAATGATAAATGGCATTACTGGTATCCATTAAATACCGCAAAAGTTAGCAAATTTGATATAGCTGAGTTTTGGGGCAAACAGTTACAGGCTTTTAACTTTGATTTAAAATTACCAAATCATAGAGGTAAATGTCCAAGTGGGAATTGTGACTTTTGTTTTCTTAAATCGGAGGACACCACGGCTTATATGCTGCGACACTACCCAGAAAGAGCATCATGGTGGATTAACATTGAAAAAGAAATAGGATTTCCGTTTCGCCTTGATAGGAATTTAGAAAAGATGAAATCAGATTTAGAAAGACAAGGCGATTGGATCTATGACATGGAAGATTTCTTTTGCCAAGCAGACGACGGGGAGTGTACTGGATGAGCACCCATAGCGTCAAAGCAAAGCGCAGACACCCTGAGACTAAGCGTGAGCATTACGAGGTCGCTCACATGACGTTTGAATTATCTAAAAAAGATCACACATTTGCATTAATAGCCGGAGAGGCGCTTACTGCTAGGGACCGTAAGCCGCTATTTAGCGGTATTATAACTGACCACATGGCCGACGAGCTTGAGGTCGTAGCGTGGCGCATCAGGCAGTTTAAGCTGCTACAGGAGGGGAAAGCCAATGACAAAGCCAAAGAGTAAGAAAAAGCTTGCCGAGATAGTGTGGGACGACACAACTGGTGAGGCGAGCATCGTGTGGCTCAAAGAGCATCAGCCGATAGCTCCGTTGCCAATTACACAGTACGTGCTCCTGTTCGACGCAATGGTCGATGTGGCACATGATGCCAATCGAAACATGGCCGACTTGCAGCGTATGCTGAAGCTATCTGTGGATGGCAGTGAGACGGTCCATTGAGGGGCGTTTTGATGTTACCGCAGTTACCGCAGTTGAAGTGCGGAAGACTGCGAGAAGTGCGGAGAAAACCTTCCGCCGCAGTTGTTACGTATATATACGTAACTGCGGCAGGGAGTTCGGACGTAACAATGTTAACTGCGGAAGGGCATGGCAGTGAAAAGAAGAATAAGCGCAAATAAGATAAAAGATAAAAAGTCGTTTGATGTTAGGCATGGCGAACAGAGTAAACCTATCTCCGCAGGAGTATGGGGGCAGCTTGAGCCGCTAGATCGTAAGGCTCGAGAAATGGAGCGTAGGTGGGGAGATAGTTTACCGTCGTTAGTAGCGCCAGAGCTTGCCGGACGATTCAGAGCTGCATACGAGGCTCTGGAGAAGTTTGTAGCCGAGGAAAATATTGTAGCGACACACGAAGTAGCAGGGCAGCTAATGAAAGCATGGGACAAGCTAGAGCAGTCTGCGCTTGATGCAGGGCATGAGCCATTGCCGGCACATGCTTATGCCGTGACAATGGATGATAGTGATAAGGTTGTTTGCTTTGCAATGGAAGGTGTAGCTGAGCTACGGGTAAAATATCCTGATTGGATAGTGTATAGCTTCGAAGATGCAGCTAGGATTGTGCGACAAGAATTTACTGACACGTTTTTAAATGATGCGTTTACATCTTTCCCAAAGGCAAAGATTACGCACATTGTTGATAAGGGAAACACAATACCAATTATGGAGGATGATATACCGTGGTAAACTGGTCGGTGTATGACGATGGACTGAGAGTATGGGTTGATGGTAAACTGGTAGCAACAATACCGGCGAAAGATCTGCCGTATGTTATGAAAGCCGTTACTGCATTTGTCAGTGATCGTGCTAAAATCGAGGAGAAGTAAATGGGTAAAGTTGCAGATGTAAAGTTAGCCAATGTAACCAAGATAGGTGAGGACGAGCTGTTCAACCGGTTAGCTACTGGTACGACGTTAACTGAGCTGCTCAAAGACATTGGTATTGGTTATAAGTTGTGGTCGAGATGGCTAGACATGGCAGAAGGACGCCGTCAGCGATACGCAGAAGCACAAGAGCAATCAGCTCATTTCTTTGCGTCAAGAGCTGTTAACACGGCGCTGAACGTGCACGCTGAAGATAACACAATTAACTCAGCAAGGCTGCAAGTTGATACCGATAAGTGGATGGCTGCGAAGCTTAATCCTCAGTACGATACGCGCCATAAAGAGGTTGCAGTAAACATTAGCGTTGGCGATTTACATGCAGAAGCTGCCGCATTGTTACGTGAAGTTAGCGGCGACGTGATCGATGGAGAAGCGGAGGAAATCGTTGATAAGTAAGTACGATTTCATGCATCGAGACACCGACGCGCAGGCGCGCGCGCGAATACTGCATTGCAGCATTTCTGTCAATAAACCACTATATCTTGTATCCGATCAACATTTAGTCATATAAAAAAGGAGCATACTATATATAGTACCGTTTTGTTAACATAATAAGTATTATGCGAACTTATACGGTTATATGCAAAAAAGCCCCCCCCTGATTCTGCGCTGACCGGTGCAAAAATCGACGACCTCTTCACGCACCATCGAAAAAAAATTTTAAGAAATGGAGCCCTAAAATGAACAAGCCGACCAGTAATCCTTTCCTGCAACTTATGCGACGCTATCAGAGCGACCCAGTAGCCTTTGCCTCCGAGGTAATTGGCATCGAGCCGGATCA